ACGTATCGGAGTTGACGGCGTAGAGGAAAATTCGATCATAGTCGCTCGTGCCGGTGACGGCGGTATGAATGAGGGTTCCTGCTGTGGCCGTAGCGACAACCTTGATCATCCGTCCGTCCGTAGATCCACTGAATTCCAGCGGGGTTATTTTAGCCATTAGCCGAAAAACTCCCTTTCGAATACCAAGTCTCCAGAATCCGTCAGGGCCTTCTCAAGCCCACCGGACGGCTCACGAACAAATAACTGGGTTATGCCTCCTACATCTTTCGCATATAGGCCAATGTTATTGGCCGCAGGGCTAGGTGAAGACGAGACCTCTTCAAACAAGGCCCCAAATGTGTCAAAGTCCAAGTTCGTCGTCAATGGAGAAAGGAGGCTGGTAGCGTTGTTCAATATGTTATTGAACTCACCGTTCAGGTCACTAGCCTCCAAAACCTCTGCATCAACCCAGGTTTTTACGCGGCTGAGAGCGATTTTACTGTCTCCTTATCACGTCACAGAATCCTCAGCTTCACCGGCTGACTCGACGTAGAAGTCCAACGTATACAGTTCCGCGTCTTGGTCCGCACCCGCTTGAGTAAGTTGACATATCCCCGTCTTGCCTTTGCCTTCTGGATCGGTTGATGTCGTAGGCGCAAATGACGCAGGACCCAAGACATCTGTCCCCAGGGTAAAACTCCCAAGCCCCTGAGACCCGAGACCCGAATCCAGGGCAAAGGTTTGGTCTGTTTGATCGTCCCATTTCCATAAACCTGATATATTATAATTCCCCTTTGGCCGGATCGTCGATGAGATACGCTGCATGATGCACTCGGTATCCGGCGTGAATGCTTGGCTCTGGGCCGCGAACCGCATCGCATTGGTTCGCAATCTCCACGCATAGGGCGTGTTGGATGGATCGTCAGAACGGTTCGCCCCATCTTCCAGGTTGATGAACCCTGAGTAGTCACCGGAATAGAGACGCTGCTGGGCGGTTTCGTCCACAACAATAGCGAGACTCGCGGCAGCTAGATCCCATGGGTCAGCCCACCTACTCCCAACCGGGTCATAGATGTGTATCTGGTTGTTCTTTGTGAGTCCCCCTCCTGTCATTGAGGTCACTACCGCGCTTCCGTGTGCGTAATGAACCATGTAAACCAGATCTAATCTCGCCTGATTGGAGTCTTGAAAAAGCGTCTTCACCGTGTCGCTTACGAGAGACTCCGTGATGTCACCAAACCGTTCCGTCATCGCCAATGACGCAATCCCGCTTCTTGTGGCGAAGAAGATGTCCGTTCCCACTGTCGTCCGTCCGTGAGCAGAAACGGCTGGCAATCCCCTGGAAACCACATCACGAGTAAGGTTAGAGATAGAGAAAGCGTTCCTTATGCGATGGATGGACCCCACATTCGGGCCTTTGAACACCCAGAGGTCGTTCAGGTGTTCAATACAGGTGATGATGCGGTCTCCATCGTTCGGGTCAAGGTCAATGCTTCCGGCGCCGCCACCTGACCAATCTTCCGGGTCCCCGGTGCCAGAGTAATAAAGCCGGGATGGGAGAGAGGCATCACCCCATGCCCATAGCCGGTTCTGGTGTGGGACAGCCGCCGAGAAGTTGGGCGGGCTTCCGGCCAAGTTCGATGTTGATGCTGCCGAGAAATCCCAGGACTGTGGAACGTCCGATGTGGATGTAGAAGACCAGATAACGATATCATCGAAGACACTGAACCAACCAATCTTGTCATCCTCCAAGCCAGTCTTCAGGGATGTGTTGGTGACACCGTAATCCTCAGAGGAGTAAATCTTCGTTCCGACATAGGACATGAGTCTCTGTGAATCCACACCGCCCGTACCCATCTGCCATGCCTGAAACAGCGTATGAACCGTTTCACCTGAGTCGAGGGCCGAAGAGTTCTTGCGTGTACGGCCACCACGCTTCCGGATGGCCTTGGTGGGCCTGAATATGGTATTCGGCAAACGGGTGAAATGCGTCAGGCTATCCGCCACCGGGGGCATCTCCGTTGATCGCCCTATCGTGGATAGGTCGTTACGGAAAGTCGCCTGATTTTCGTTCACCATTACTGGCATTACGGTGTTTCCTTTACTACTGCCTCGCGTAATCGGAATCAAAGAGTCTTCCGAACCGTCTGCGCCGACCCCGGTACATGCTCAAGTCCACCCGGAACATGGGATGGTCCGCATCTTTCCGTTGCCGCGCATCAGCGACCATGTTCGAATAGACCTCGGCCCGATCCGCCTTCGCCAGCTCAGCCAAGGTTGAATTCTTCAAGTTGTACCTGGCATACCTCTCGACAGCGAAGTGGACCATATACATCCGGTATTCGTCCGGGACCAGCGGCTCATCTCCGTCAGAACTCAAATTCGCTACACGCCGCTTGTAGTCAAAGTAGATTGTCCTGTCGTCGGTATCCAGGGGAGGCCAGATGCCCAACTGTTTCTGGCTTTCCGTCCCTCCGATGAAGTAATAGGCTATGCGGCCAGGAGAGTTTCTTGTGGCCGGGAATGGGAATCCGAATCCACCCTTGAACTGGATCTCCCGGAACGTCCTGATGCCTTCAGGCATGGGAAGAACCGGAAAGTCTGCCGACTGATACACGTTCAACATCGTCGAGAAGTTGGTTGGCAGATCCAACAGGTATCGGTACGCTTCGTAAGACGCAGCCGTTTTGGTGGACTCCAGATAGACCGTGTTTGCACTCAAGGTTCCAAGGATGATGGTATCCCCGTCTGTGACAGTCTTGACCTCATAAATCTCTTCATCGCCAGAAAACTTGATTAAGTCTTCAGCCAAGAGGTTCTGAGTGCCGACATTATTCGTCCCGGTCCAGGAGGTGGAATCCCCCTCCACAGTGGCACTGGCAAGGGTCGGAGCCGTGGTTCCCGTGTTATATTTCTGAGGGAACTGCAAGGCCCTCTGGTACTGGTACAGCCACCACCAATCCTTCTTTCCGGCAAGTTCCTGCTGCCCTTCGTTGATGTACGTCTTGATTTTGTTCTTCTCGGTGGTGTTGGACACAACGATCTTGAGACGGTTCATCGCCGCCGTGAATATGTCCTCAAAGTCTTCGATGAAGTTACTGGCTGCCATTACCGCTTTTTCCTTGGCTTTTTGCCGGAAGCAATGATACCGAAAAGGCCACGTTGCTTCTTTGTTAGCTTCTTTCCGTGAACCGTACCATCCCGAAGGATTTCCCTAGCCTTCTTCTTTGTCGGCCCCTTCCGCTTTAACATTAACGCTTCTTCTTCTTGCGAGAACCCCCAGGTTCAAAACTCGGTTTAATCGTCTTTGCCTTTGACTTTTTTAACCCTAGGGAAATCCCAAGGCGAGCGGCATCCAGATCAGACATCCTGCCCTGCTCCTGAATCAAAGAAAGGCGAGAGGCATCCAGATCAGACATCCTGCCCATCCCCGGTATCAAACCCTGCTTGTGTTCCGGTCTGTGGCGAAAGTTAGGCATTCTTACCTCCATGAAGGAATCCCAACATGACCATGAATGGTACGGCTGTGGCCGTCAGGTGCATCGGGAAATGTGACAAGGACGTGAACAGGACCGCGCTGATAGATGCCCAATAAACAGCGTTCTTGCCCACTTTCTTCATCTTGAAATGACTCCATAGAAACCCAAGGATGATCAGACCGAACACCAACCCGCCTTCGAATATGGCCTGAATCGGCTCGTTGTGGGCTTGACGCCACACCTCCCCGATGATCCGAATCCTTTTCCCCTTATCGTCAACAATAATCCTTCGGTCGTTCTTGGCTAAACCGCCAGCATCCTGCTTGTGAAGCCCAATCCCGAACTTCATGAAATCGTATTGAGGGAACCGAGTGTGAAAGCTCCCTAACCCCCATCCTCCGACCAAGGACATTACCGAGAATTTCAATGCGCCTTCTTTCCCCTTTTTCCAGTCAACATGATGAGGCCACAACCAAAGCGTGGATTTGACTATATTTGCACGCTCAAGGATGGCAACAGGCTTGGCCCAACCCTCCTCAAGTCGAGTCTCCTTGAACCGAGCCGGACCTAGAGCAAGCAAGACTGCAACCGGGGTCATGATGCCAACGGTCCACCAAACATAACTTTTTCGTGTCCGATCCCACTTCCGGCTTATCAACCATACACAAGAAATAACCGCCGCAATGGCCCCGGTGATGGACTTGGACAGGAAAATCCCCATGAGTATGAATGGGATAGCCCAATGCCCCATCCCGACCGCAAGCGGGGCGCAAAGAGCCATAAAGATCCCGAGGATTCCTGAGTTATCCAGGAACCCGACTACCGGAAGAAGCCCATCCGGGGTGCGGTAGTTCCCATACATTCCAATGGGGTCCCATCCCATGCGCTGGGCGAGGGCGTACACGGAGGATGCAGACGCAGACAGGAGGAGGATCTGGACACAGAGCCTCCGTGTGCCCTCGGATGTTTTTGTGGCCCAGACGTAGATCACCGCCGCAGCCATGACCGCCATGAGCGCATAATAGGATTCGTAAAAGAAAATCCGGTTTGTCAGTGAGTGTACGAGTGTGTTGATACCCGCCGCACCGATGAAGGCCCCAATCCAGGCATTCGTCCGGAAGGCGGAACACGCCAACAGAAGGGCGGCTCCGGAGTATACGACAAATTCACGAGGCACACGGACGTAGTACGCGAACCTGAACCCGTGAAACCAGAAGATGGCCGATGCGGCAATAACCGTTATGGCGATCCCATCAAGGATTGAGATTCGTATACGGAGCGACCGGGACGCCACTCGTGTCATTAACCTGGATGCACCTTCCCAGGTTGGCTTTGAGTGAACCTGTTCCAAAGCTGACTGCACTCGAATCACCGTCGCTTCCTGTGTTTAGATCGCCAAGCGCTGCGGGACTAACCACCCTCAAGATGACTTCATCGCCTACGCCGCGACTGAGATACAGATACATGAACTCCCGTCGCTTTGAACCGTCCGACAAGTTCGAGAGCATGGACATCACAAGAAAGCTCTGGGCGCAACGAGAGTTATGGGGATTTTTTGGATCGAGTCCCAGCCCACCCCTCGCCTGGATTCCTTCCAAGACAAGGTTGTCTACGTTAGTCGTCCCGAGATCCTGGCTTTGGGCAAACCCCATGCCGGGGAAAATCAGTAGAGCCAACACCGCGGTGAGCGCGGTCTGTTTGATTTTCATGTCTTAGGCTCCCGGATTCCCGTAGAGGTTTTTACCTTCGTGAACGCCGTGGATGACCCTCATCGAAACCACCATGTCAGTGGTCTCATTTCGCTCGTCACGCTGCGGAGCGGGCCGCTTGATGGGACGCTTGAGTCCTTCAATCAACTGCTTGGGATCTGGCTCTCCAACAGCGAACCAGGCATCCGTATCAGTCAGTAGCTCGCTGACGACTATTGAGAGCATCCCGCGTGCAGGGTTAATGTCGTTATTGGCTGACATCGGGATACCGGCTGATTCGAAGATGCGCCGCGCCGTCCAGTTGAATTCCCGAGCGATAAGCAACCACCTCATGCCGCTTGCGCCAACATTGATTATCTTCCCTGCCTGATCGACAATATCTCCCATGTCGATGTCCATTTGCTCAAGCGTTGCCAAACTCAAGTCCCCGGCAACGGCAGGCGTATTGGCCCAGTTGGCGGCAGCAGGGTTCAGATGCGCGGTGCTGAATACCGCAACACCGTCAGCGGCAGTCTCGGTTCCAAAGCCGTTATTGAAAACGGCGGCACGAAGCACTTCCATCGTGTACGGCGCTGACCGGCCCAACTGCGTAGCCAAATCACTCAGGCTGTCATGTTGGTCATCTTCGAATGCCTCATCAGAGAGGACAACACGTAGGCCGTGCTTGAGGGGAGTGAAGGTTTTGTCATATCCCTGGACCGGATTGTCTTCCGGATGGGTTTCCGTCTCACCCACCTGAGAAAGCTGTCCCAGACCGGACAGGCCGGTGATCTTAAAGTCTGTTCCTGGGATTCGCTCAGGGCCTCTCTTATGATAAAGTTTATCGAGTACAGCCCTATCGCCTTCAGTCTCCATGTTGTCCCGGACAATATCGTCCAAGTTGGAGAGTAGCGACCCGTATGCGTCTGGGAAGGTTCCCGTCGTTGTAGCCATTTATCAAAACTCCTCTTAGACGCCAGCCTGGGCGGCAGATGCCGTGAAGTGTTCAAGAACGACCACCTTTAGAACCACATTGGTATCCCCGAAGTCGTTGCCTGGGATATCCACTTTGCCAAGAATCTTGAGTTGTGCAGTTCCAGTGCCCTGACCAGAGAAGTCAAGCTCCATGTTGCTTTTCAGGGTGTTCGAATCCCGGTCGGCAACCACAATATCAGCGGCTTGCCCAACGTCCGCCCTGGCGGTGGCGCCATCGGATCGAATAGCCCACACTTGACCAGGCATGACCAACGCTATGTTGATTGTGTCACCGGAATTGGCTGCGGCAGGATCAAGAGCAACTCCGTAAAGCTCGTTGTCCCCGGCTGCGGCCCTGTCAGGGAATCCTGCTGCGGGCATGTTGAGCATATCCCCAACGCCAATGACAGCGTTCGCGGCAGCGACATCCACCCTGATGACTTCCCAGGGACCGGAGATGTGTTGAAACCCAAACGATTTATCCTGTGTCATGACCATTTAATTCTTGCCTCCCTTATCCGCAAAGGCCTTGGAGGGTGAAACCTTCCCCTTCATCAACCAAACATCCATCGCAGTAGGATCGTTATCCCAGATCTTCTTGTATTCCGGGGTCAGTTCCCACCCTTCGCTCCTTCTTTTTGGGACATTCATCGTGAGGACCTTGTACGCTTCCATCAATCTTCTCCTACCTCGATGTATCTGTTGCTAGGGGGTGGAGCATCCGCCTCATCGAAAACCTCGGCGACGAGTTTTGCCTTTCCACGGTTCATGTCGTTCACTACGTCTTGGGCTTTTCTCAGAGCCTCGCGCTTGGCCCTTGGGGTCTTTTCCTCTGCCTTCTTGCGATTGTGCGCCTGCTTCTCCATGACATGAGACCTTGGAGTCCAAGTCAGAACGCAATCCATCCTTGTGGCATGACCAAGGGAATTTTTCCCAAACGCCCCCAACTCATTGCCCCTTCCCTGTTCATCAAGGGCACGCTTCACATCTTCGTATAGCGCAATCGTCCGTCCCCTCAGACCCTTTGACTCAATTACAATCGGATGTGAAAGGTAATCTACTACCTGTTCCGTTCCCCACGGGGACTTGAATGTCACCTTTCCAAGATCCGCGTCTAAGGCAGCAATTTCTTCAAACCCTACCGGCAAAGAATGGGATGCGTGGGCAGTAACAGGGGTTGAAACAGGTTCTGACGGAATGGTTTCTGTGTTCACCTGTGCGATCTCAGGCGGCTTGACAGGCACATCCGAGGGGTTGGCTTGAGTTTCCGCCGTTTGAACCAGATTCCCACGATCCGGCGTAGGTTCTTCCATGGGAGATTGAATCCCATCCACCTGGTCCTTGCGCGGTCTGCCGGGACCCCTTTTCGGGTTTTCTGCCATGATCACTCCTCCCGCGAAGCGGCGAACTGGGGAAGGCTCTGCAAGCGTTCCCTGTTCTCCGCAACTCGAAGGATCTTTTTTTCCAACGCTTCACCGCTCAAGTTAGGGTTCATCTTTGCGGTAACTGTTCTGTCATTTTCAATAATAACCGGACCTTTCTGATCGGAACCCCTCCCCGGGATAGGTCGGCCTCCGGACTCAAGGGTCGAATCCAGGGTCTGCGAAGGGCCGGATTCCTGTTGGGTATGTTGGTTGGAAAGGATGCCAAGGGACGCGGCAGCAGCGTTCGCAGCAATTAACTTGTTGTGCAACCCACCTCTGTACGATGGATCGTTCTCAAGGGCCACCAAGTTCTGTTGTGTGGCCTTGCTCAAGGCTGATTCGGGATCGGATAGAGCCTCATAGTTGTCATGGGCCGCTTTCTCTGAATTCTGCTGCTGACTAATTTGCAGAATGTCCTGAGTCGCTGATGCCCTAGCCCGACGCTCTTGCTCCTGCTGGATCATGTCGTGGCCGTTATCTACCTCGGACACCGTTAGTTCTCGGTCGCCATCAAAGACTTCGCCTCTCGCATACTGACGAGCCACCTGACGTAGTTCCGCATCGGACATGCCTTTCAGGGTGGTGTTGACATCCTGAACAGGCTGCGTTCCATGACTGGGATCGCGTTGAGGTTCAGGGGCATTCTCAACCGTGTAAATGCGATCACCGAGTTGGTTGACGTTGTTGCTTAGGGTTTGAAGGTTCTCGTTGATCTGAGCGAACGGATCGGGTTTATCACCATCCTCTGGCACGTTGCCGTCAGTGGCAGGCGGGTCACTAGCAGGTGGGTCTTGATGGATCTGGCTGTCCGAATGGACCTGTGCGTCGTCTTCTGGCATAAACGGCCTCCTCGAAGCGAACGTAGAGGGCCGTCATTTGAATGTCAATGAATACCACCGATTTAGTGGGTGAAATGTATAAACTTTGTACTTTTCTAGGGTTTTTGCGCCTACTCGGCAGGGGGTCCGAGGGGTTTCAGGAGGGTGTCGTGAATGCTTGCAGTAGACTTCTTTTCGTCTCCAAGATAAGGCATTCGGATCAATTCACGGGCAAGGTCTTTTCTGCCCTGATAGAAAGCAAGTTGCCGGGGATCGGGGGCACTATCCATCATCCTGTCGGCATGAAGGAAGGCGTCTTCGATGATGGATTTTACCACCTGGCCGGGAACCGTGTTATAGACAATCAGGAAAGCCTCCTTCAATTCCCTTGTCTTCTTCTCGTTTTCCTGATCTTCCTTGTCTGGGACCTCAGCCGCTCTCTTGGCGTGTTCGAAAGACCGCATCCGCTGAGGAGACTGTTCGAGTCCAGACTCATGTGTGGACCTGGTTTTCTCTGATACTTTTTCCATTAAAAGGGACCCCACAGTTCTCCAACTTTCCAGAATTCAGGGAACTCTTTCATCAGGGTATCGATTGAGAGTTCCGTGAATCTCTCATCCTTCCCCCTCCGGAAGTGAATCTCTCTTTTGTCGGGAATAAAAATCACCTCTTCTCCTTGAGCAAACCTAAAATATGCCGCATTGCATTTACTTCGTTCTACGGCCTTCGAAAGAAAGTAAAACGTCTGTTCCTCTTGTAGGGCAGGGGGTAAACCGCTTCCCGCGCCATCCGCGAGGAAACTCATTTCACCCCCCCCTGAATTCATTGGGAATCGCACTCAGGTCTCCGGGTTGAAGCGACGGCGGGCCTCCATTCGGAACAGGTCCCGGCGTTCCGCCTTCACCAATGCCTTGACCCAGGCCACCACCTTGCTGGAACTGTTGGGCGGCTGCGGCTAACTGCTGTTGCTGGGCCTGCTGTTGGGCTATGCGGCCAAGTTCCCCGAGATACTGGACAAGCACCAACTGGCGGTTCACGGGCAACGCCTGACCTTCCGCGCTTTGCATGAACTCCAGGATGGTACTCAACTGTTCCTGGGTATTGGCATTTGGAGATATCGGAGGGGCCTCCCCCGAAACATCTATCCATTGAAGGGCCTGTATCCCAGTCAGGACAGGCTCTTTTGACACTCCGGGTGGACGTTTCAGGAACAAATCTACATCATCGACATCAAGTTCCTTCAGGAACCTTCGTCTCGCTTCGTAAAGACCGTTCTGATCCACAATGCCAAGTTGAATTGCCACCGGATCACTAACAACAGCCACAATCTCAGCAGCCCTCTGGACCCTGAACTCCTTGCTGGCATCCGTCGAGGTCGAGCCAAATGTGATAGAATATGGAGCATCTCTCGCCTCCGGAGGAAGTGCCTCCATGTTGATATTGTCTTGTGCATCGGGCAACGCATAGACCAGCGGAATTCGACGCTTTGTCCGTTCCAAGTCATCTATGATGGACGCCATCCGGGAGAATCCACGGTTGCAACGGCGCAGGAACACATCCAGCTTCGTCCCACCCTGTGCCATCAGGTTCTGCGTTCCGCCCTTTGTCCTGAAAGCCGCAGACTTACCCGCTGGGATACGTCCGAAGTTCACATCGGGAATAACCAGCCTCTCCAGATAACTCATGCTCTGAGCTTCCTGCTGAAAAGCCCATGAGGTGTCGGTATTCGTCCACCCGGGGAAGGCGATATCGGATTGTGGGTCATCAACAGGAACCCCGGCCCCCGGCCTGATGAGACGGGCGTTGGGTTTGATGTTCGAACTCTGGCGGTAGAAGAACCAGGGCGCATTCTTCATCCGGCCCCAGTCAAGGCCCTGAGAATGAATCTCGTTCACCTCAGTCTGAATACCTTCGACAAGCTCAGGAATTCCGATTCCATGGCCGTTCTGGTCGGGGATAAGATCGACATGAAAGACCGGACGGCGACCGTCCCGGAGATGGAAAACATTGGTCAAGAGACGAGCGCGAAGAATCGTAAAGGGTGATGTAACCAGGATCGTGAAAATCCATTGTTGACCCACACCGGCACCCATCGCGTCCTTCACATAGAAGACCTCGACGGCATCCCACTCATTTATTTCTTGGTCTGAACTGTTCCGGCGAATACCCTGAACATCCTGCCTTAGATCGTCCACCCATTGCGGAACCTTCGTGGCATCCTTCCCGGCGCCCTTATCCTCGATCATCCTCATTTCCTCGTCCGTCAAGATGTCGTAGACGCCGGTCTCTTTCCTTTGCTTTATGTCCTCAAGTGTCAGGACAAGCCTTCGCCCGAATGCCTTGCATCGGTCAATCCCCCGATAAGGT